GGGGCAGTCGGACGCGCAGGTCGTGGTGACCAACTACGATAATCTGCAATGGCTGGCGACGCAGCGGATGGACTTTGACGGCGTGGTGTTTGACGAGCTCACCCGGCTGAAGAACCCGTCCGGCAAGCGGTTCAAGGCGATTGAGAAGGCGCTGGCGCCGATACAGGTGCGGTGGGGCCTGACCGGGTCGTTCACGTCCAACGGGCTGGAGGATGTGTTCGGGCAATGCAAGATCGTAGACGAGCGCCTGCTCGGCCGCAGCAAGGGCGCGTTCCTCCAGCAGTACTTCTACTGCGTTAGCCGGGAGTTCAACGACTGGGCGCCGGTGCCAGGCTCGCTGGAGAAGGTCATGGCCCGCATCAAGCCGGCCACCTTCGTGCTGGAGAACCATGAGTACGTCCGGCCGCCGTGCCATACGGTCGAGGTGCGGATGCCGCTGGACGACCGCCAGCCCTATGAGGACATGAAGACCAAGTTCGTCGCGGAGTTCGGCGACGTCAAGGCGCTGGCGCTGAACGCCGGTACGGTGATCGGAAAATTGCAGCAAATGTCGGGTGGCTGGGTGTACCACAACGGCGAGACGCACTGGTTCTCGCAACACAAGTTGGAACGGCTGGACGAGATACTTGCCGAAAACCAGTTTGCGCCTACAATAATTGTTTACAACTATCAGGCCGAACTGGCCGCGCTTAAGGCGCGGTACGGCGCCCGGGCGGTGACGCTGGACGATGATCGTGCAATCGAGCGATGGAACTGCGGCAAGGTGTCAATCCTGCTCATCCACCCCAAATCCGCCGGGCACGGGCTTAACCTGCAACACGGCGGGTCGAAGATGGTGTTCATGTCGCTGCCCTGGTCGCTGGAACTGTACGAGCAGACCATCGGCCGGTTGCACCGAAGCGGGCAAAAGCACGACGTTTGGATCTATGTCCTTCTGGCGGACAAGACGATAGACGACAACATCTGGCGTGCGCTGCACGACAAGCAAGACGTATCTAAATTGGCACTGGAGGCACTACGATGAACCTGACATGGCGCGAGCTGCTCGCGAAGATGCCCGACATGGGCGAGAACGAAATCAAGGAACTGCTGATGCAGGAGCATTCGGCCCGTCGCCGCACAACGGTTATCCTGCGCCTGCACCAGCGGTTTTGCATGTTGCGCGCCGAGCGCGAGCGCCGTGAACTGCTGGCTTGAGTGCGACCACGGGCGCAGGCCGGGCTGGTGCCCGTACTGCGCCCTGCTAGAAGAAAAGCGCGGTCAGCGCCGCCATGAGCCCGCCCCGCGCCAACTCCATCCCGGCCCACCGTTTGTTGACCGGCGCCGCAAGGGCCAGCAGAGCCCCGACAGCGGGCGCTAGCGCGCACGCCAGCACCATCGGCCAGTAGGCCGTATCCACGACCAGCATCGGCGCCACGCAGGCCGCGAACACGGCGCCGATGCGGGCCTGACCTAGCCAGCCCTTCAGCCGTTTCCCGTCCGGGCGGATAAGTTCGGCCATGACCGACATGTCCTGCCGGTCGCCCTGCGCCATCAAGACGCCGGCCAGCAGGCACCACCAGTCCGGTCGGATCAGCGTCGCGATCAGCGCCCCGCTGCTGTACCAGCCGGCCATGCGGACGATGTCGCGACCCCAGAAGCGTTTCTCTGGAAACCCGCCGCGCATCCGGTCGGCCAGCGCGGCGAAGGCGATGATGAGCGCCGTCATCCTCGGCGGATGACCTCGATAAGGCCGATGGCGGCGGTGACCGCAGCGCCGATGGCCGGGATGAGGTCAGGGGCGACTTGGACGCCGAACCCGCCAACGATAAGGGCGATGCCCCGCCAGGTGCTGGCTTCTTTCAGCCGGTCAAAGATGTAGGTCATGCGCGCCCCGCGTGTCTGATTGAAAAGTGATTGCCATCCGGCTTGGAAAACCGCCCGCCCCAAGCGCAGTCCGGCCCAAGCGACTCCCAGTACTCGCCGAGCAGTTTATAGTCGGCGGAATCGGTCAGGTATTTGCCGTTTCGGAACAGGTTGAGATCTATCGCCAGCCGCTCGCAGTGGAGGCTGTTGACGATGCCTTTGCCGGCGGCGGCGTTCAGCTTGGCCTGCTCCGGGCTGCGGTAGGCGTCGCCGAAGGTCAGTTCGTAGCCGACGCGGTAGGCGTACTCGATGAGCTTGCCGATGAGCCTGGTGAACAGCCGCTGTTTCTCGCCTAGGGTCATGGCTTGTCGGCCTTGCTGTCGAGCCGGTCGAAGATTTTGCCGAGCATGTCTTTGATCTCGTAGATGTCGCGGCGGTAGTCTTCTTTCAGGACGTAGGTGCGCGGCAGATCTTCGCGCAACTTGCCGAGGTCGGTCTTCAGTTCTTTGACAGCGCTCCACATTTCCATTGCCAGCCAGCAAAGCAGGGTGATGAACGACCCCAGCAGGATGTTGATGATGCCTTGCACGTCGATCACCCAGTTCACAGCAGACCTCCTTATACCGCGCCGCGCCGCGCCGCGCGGCGATATGGGAAAAACTCACGGCTGCTGGTCGCCCGTCAGCGCGTTGATGTTGACGGCGGCCGGCGCAAGTTTGTTGACCGCGCCGACCGTTCTAGTCGTCGCGTCAACGGCTCGCTGGGTAAGGTTACCCTTGGCAGCTTTCTTCATGGCCTCCGCCAACGCTTTGGAGTCTATCATCGCCAGCGCCAGCCGCTGCGCGAGCCGCGCGTTTACGTTTTTGGACAACTCGGCGACCGTGTTGTTGATGATAATTTCGGTGCCGATGCCGACCGGGATTTTGACGCTGCGGTATTTCTCCCACAGCGGCATCTTGAGCTTGGCGCCGGTTTCGGCCAGCTTCGCCGCCGAAGTCTGGTGATACAGCGCCTCTTTAACCTGGTCTACGATAGCCTTGGCCGCCGGCACGTCGGCCACGATGTCGGCCACCGTTTCTTTTTCGGGCACGTTCAGTTTCTTCCGAAGCGCCGAAATGTCCGCATTGACGGTTTCCAAGTCGCTGACCGCCGCTTTAGCGGCTTGCTCTCTGCGCACCACTTCGCGCGTCGCCTCCTCTACGTCGCTCGCCAGCGCGCCACGGTTTTGCGCCGCCGCCGCATCGCGCGCGGCAATGTCCGCTTCTACCTCGGTCACCGTTTTGCGAACGCCGGGCATTCCGCCTTCAATTTGCGGGATGGGGCCTTGCGGCGTGGGGCCAAGTTTGTTCTGCAATTTCTGAATCTGCGCCGTCGTTTCAGAAATGTCCGCTGCCATGCGCGGATAGACTGTAGCGGGCAGCGTGCGAAGGTTGATATTGGTGAAGTCAACGCCGGCGCCTTTCAGAATCCGCATGTTGTCTTCGTACCGGGACATAAACTTGGCATGCGCAGCGGGGTCAATCACGTTGTTCTTGACCACTTGCCTGCGGTAGAAGTTTTCAATCGCTAGCTGTAGCTGGGCCTTGGCCGCCGGATTATCGGCCACCATCCGCGCCATCTGTTGCGTCGCGTCAAGGCTATTGCTGTTAAAGAACGTGGATACGATTTTGGCGGGCTCGATATTCCCCGTCAGCAGCGCGCGGGATTCGTCGCCGGATTTGTACACGTCGCCGATCAAAGTCTTGTACGCCACTCGCGCATCGTCCGCCGCTTTTATCGCATCCGGCGGGAACGTCGTGCTATTGCCGATGACGCCGTCAATCGCTTCCTGCATTTTCGCCAACGCCGCAAGTTTAGTTGCTTGCGCTGGGTCGCCCGAAGCGCGGATGGTTCGGGCGTAATCGGCGTTCAACGCTTTACGAAGGTCAATCAGGTCATCCATCGCCGCCATCGGCGCTTCAAAAGTGGTTGACCGCCCTGTCAGGCCCATAGGCCCCGTGCCGGTGGTGGTGGCCTTGCCTCGGAACCGATTCAGAATTGCGGCCGTGGCGGCAGGAAGCATATCCGGCGAGAACTTGGCAAGCGGCGTGCCCATAGCCTGCGCCGCGACGTTGAAGATTTCGCTGGCGTCGGTTTTGATTCCTGCCGCCAGGGTGCGCGCCGAGTCGTACAGCGGGTCAACCTTGGCTTTGGTCACGCTGGTTTTCCGTTTGTCGATCATGTCAGTCAGCACCTGGCCTTGAAGTTCTGGCGCCGTTTTGGGCAGCGTCCCGGCCTCAGCCATTCGCGTCTGGTCTAGTTCGGACGAAAGTCGGCCTGCGGCCTGCTTGGCGCCCTCAAGCTGAAGCAGCATGTTCGGCGACGGCGGAACTTGCCCGCCTGCCGCTGCGGCTCTTTTTGTGTCGTCTAGCACATTTTGCGCAAGATTTACCGACCAGTCTGACATCGCGTTGACGCTGCCAATTTCCTGATTGACCGCCGACTGGGCGCCGGCCAATTGATTGGCTTGCGCGCGCCGTTGAGCGGTGGCTGGGTCTTGGAAGAACTTTTTCTGAATAGCCTCGCCGCCCATAAACTCGGCTTCCCGCGCAGCCCAAGCCAGCGTCGGTAAGTCCATTTCGGTGGCGATTTGCTCGATAGACTGCCCCGCCTCCGCGCGTGTGGCGATTTCGTTCATCCGGTCGGGGCTAATGCGCGGGCGACCGCTACGGTCAAGGACGTCGTTGTATAGCCCAATTTCGCGGAGCGCCCGATTAAATACGGCTGTTTCCCCGCCGGGGACGATGTACGGCTCCGCAAACCGATACGCGCCGCCGATTACGGGGTTGACCAGCGCAGCGGCGGGGCGCAATGGGTCGGTGAACCTCCCCGCCGTAGACAGCGCCGTGCCGGCTTTCGCAAGTTTCCCCGCCGCGCCTGTTGCCCCTGCGGCGCGTGTGGTGGCTGCTGCTGCGTTTACGCCGCCGGCGCCAAGGGTTAGCACCGAGGACACGTCGGCTATCGCGCCGACCGGGTCTGTCTGCACGGTCTTGATGAAGTTGTCCCACCCGCCATACCTGTCGCGGTACATAGAGTTTAGACTTTTTGCAAGCTGAACCGCCTGCTGTTTTTCCGGCTGTTCTTTGTAGTCCAGCCCGGTAGCCAGCAACGCTTCGCCCTGGGCTAACCGGCCGATCATGGTGGCCGTGTCCACAGGGTTAAGAACCATGTCAACCAAGCTGCCGTAGAAATTGACGGCGCTAGATGGCACGTTACTAGCCGTTGTCTTTACGCCCTGCCATATGTCGCCCAGCATAGACTGCTGGGGCCGCTCGACTATCGGCGCCGATTCCCACGCCGCCGCGCTTGTGGAAGGCGCGGGGCTTTTCTCAACTATCGGTGCTGATTCCCACGCGGCAGGCATTACGGTTTCCTCCGCTCAATGCCGTTTGGGTCTATAAACGTAGCGCCCGACGGGAGCGCGTGAAACTCTTCGTCGTTAGTGACGCGGGGAATCGTTGTGGTAGCGGGCGCGGGTTCTGAAGGCGCAGCAACGGAGCCGCCCGCGCGGGACGGAAGTTTGATGTACGGATAAAACGGAAACTTAACGCCTCTTTCTTCAGAGCTTTTTACATCTTCGTTGTACAGATCAACCTGTTTGTAGGTGGCGTCAATAAACGTATCCAGAATGGCGGGGAGCGCCTTGGGGTCGGTGCTTAAGCTACCGATAGCAGTTCGCAATGCCTCCTGCTGGCGTTCAGTCGGGTTCGGATCCATCTTTTTAAGGTTATCCAAGATACCGCGAAACAGACGCGATTCTAGCTCACTGGCGTCCCTCACTCCCTCAACATTGATGTCCGTTCCTAATCGATTGTTGAGGAAAGAGGCTACGTTCTTAAATGAAGTCCCGCCAGGGCCCATAAAGTCCTTGGCGTTGGTAGTCAACGCTATGCGTTTTGCGGCTTCCAGATTTTCAATCTGCACTGGCGCATTTCTCAAGATCTTTCTAGTTTCAGCGATGTCCGCCATAAAACTTTTAGCCGCTTGAGTCTCTGCGGTGTCGGAACTATTGATCTCAACCCTAGTCCCCGGCGCGCGGGTCTGCTCGTAGGCAATCTGCCTGTTGACCTCATCCAGTTTGATAGAGTACATCGGGTCGGTTCGGTCAAGACGGTCGCGCAACTGCTGAAGCTGGCCCAGCGTAGTCGGCGATTTGTTCATATTCATCTCAACTTCAGGCGTGTACCCGCCAGTCAGCCGCCAACGCAACTTTTGGATGTTTTCCGGAGACGTTAGGTTGCTGCGGATCATCTCAACGTGCTGCGGGGTCAAGTCGCCCAAAAAAGGTTTGATGTCTGGGTCTTGCAGTCCACGCTGCAAAGTCCCAATCAACAAATCAGAATTGTCCCCCGCGACGTTCACTGCCTGCTGGAATTGCTTCCACTTGGTGTCTGCTACCGCTCTGCGTTCCGTAGCCTGACTGGCGGCGACGTCCTGCTGATACTTCTGCGCCTGCAACTGATTGGCCTGCATCTCATTCTGCAAGCCTTGAATCTTCATGATGGCGCCAAGCTGGTTCATCCCGGCGTTCGGGTCGGGCTGCGGCATCGAGATGGGCGTCAGCCCACGAACGAGAACTGGATCTAATGGCATGTTAGGCAGCCCTCCCACCGGCGTTCCGAATCAGCGCGTTGATGTAGTCCCGCTGCAGCTGCTGGTCTTGAGTCGTGCCGCGCGACAAGGCGCTGTTAATCGCCTTGTTCCAGCCCTCCTGCGCGCCCAGGTAGCCCGACGCCCTCGCGTCCGCCGCCCCAGTCACACCAGCAATCTGCGCCTGCCCGCTTGCGCCCATTGCGTTGCTGACGTTGGTGCCCATGTTCTGGCCCGCCTGCGACAGCGTGTTGGTCGCGGTCTGCCCGGTGCCGGCGATAGCCTGCAACGGGTTGAGCAGGTTCGTGCGGTTGGTCTGGAAGCGGTTGAATGCGTTCAGGTACTCCTGAGACGCCAAATCCTGCCCATACCGTTGAGCGGCCTTGAGCGCGGGGCCAGAGATGAGCCCGCCGCGCGCCGCAGCCTGACGGTCAAGCGCCTTCATGCCCTCCGACATGCGGAACGCATAGCCGGGGTCGGCCTGAAAGTCGGACATCGAGAAATTGCGCGACAGCGAACCGTACCCTGGCGCGTTGCGGTTGCTACTCAGCCCCAACAAGTCCTGCATCCGGTTCAGCGCGTTGACGCCGCCCTGCCGGAATGGTTCGTTTAGCGCGGTCTGCTGGGCGAAGATGTCACGCGCCAACTCCATCTGCTGGTTGGCGGTCTGCGAGCCGATGTTCGCCGCGTTCTGCGCGGCGTTGGCCTGCATCTTGGCGGCGTTCTCGACGGCGTTGGCGTTCCGCATACCGGAGACGATGTCGATGCCCGCGCGGAGCAAATCCCCCTTGGATATGCCCCAGTCCTCCATTAAATCCGGAAACCAGCCCATGTTATTGCCTCCCGGGCCTGCGCCCGCCGTGCTAGTTGCCCCGGCCCGGCCGGGATTGTTCATTGCGCCTATAGTACCAGCCGCGCGAGCGGCGTTCGACATCCCTGCGACGCCGCCCGGCAACCGCCCCGCGACCGCTGAGTTCTGGAACGCGCGCGGAAACAGCGACGCGGTGTTAAGGTTAGTCAGCGTAGATTCCGCCGCCCCGCCGGGGAAATAACTGGCAAACTCCGCGCTGCCCATCTCCGGGCCGTACTTCAGATAGTTCAGCGCGTTGCTGGGGGCGTTCATGATCGACGACCCAAGGTTCCGCGCGTAGTTTGCCCAGCCGCCGGCGGCGTTGACGCCGGCCTGCAAACTGGCGCCGCTCATGCCGCCCAGATAGCCGCCGCCTGCACTCAGCGCGATGTCCCAGAAATCGCCGCCTTCGCCGGCTGTGCGACCGCCCATATATGCCGCCGACAACGCCGGGTTGATAAACCCAAGCCCGGTGGCGATGATAGGGTCCAAAATCGTCATGATATCGAAGTCGCGCGGCGGCAGGGCGTTCTGCGCCTGATAGTTCCGCGCCGTCATGTCGAACAGCTTATGCACCGGCACGCCGGGGTTCTGCGCCATCAGCGTCCGCAGGCCGGGCTGACGGGCGTCGTCGCGGCCGTACTCTGCCTCGCTGAACGCCCGGTTGTAGCCCGGCTGGCCTTTGCGGTTGTTCGGGTTGGCGCTGTATCGCTTCAACCAGGCAATCGTGTCCTGCTCGACAGTGGGCGAGCTTGGGTCGATCCCGCGAGCCCACAACCCCGCGCCCTCGGACGTCGCGAACCGCTTGACGTCCTCATCGTGATGAAACCCACCGGACATGCCAAAGCGAACCTTCACGCCGTTGAAGACGCGAACATCCCCCTTCTTTGGCCGGCGGTAGGTGCTCACGACGGCTCGTTACCCTCGGCTACCCACCGCAGATATTCCTGCCAGTCGCGGTTGTCTGGGTCGTTCGGAATGAACGCGCCGTCCGACCGCAGCACACCATTTTCGCGTTTCTGGTATGTCATAGTTCGGCATCCGCTGTGTGCGCCCAAGTGTAATAGCTGCCCGCCGTCAGCGATACGCTACCTTCAAGGTACGAATACCCGCCGGGATATGTTGCAACCGGCGCATACGTTGTGCCGATAGCAACGCCGCTTGCGTTATACGCCGCGACCGCGCCGGCCGTAGTCGTGGTGCCGGCGTATATGGTGACGGTAGGGGCAACTCGCATAGGTACGGGAAACAGAAACCCGGCGTTAACGCGGGCGGTTGTGATCGCCGTATTTATCAAATACTGCCGACTGGGCGAGTTGCCGGTCGTCGATTGGTAGTACCGCTGGCACAGCATAATTTCTTCTTGCAGCTGCCTGTTCTCAAACGTCGGCGTTGACGCGCCGGGGAGCAACTGCACCCCCGTGATGGCAAACAGATTGCCTGCCGTGTCGCCGAGATTGACCTGCGCGCTGGTGGCAAGATAGCTGCCGGCGTTCCAGGCACCGCCCGTGGTCTGGTATGTCACGCCGGCCATAAGCGCCCAGATTAGATACACCCCAATACCGCTAGTGGTGTTCCACGTCAGGGTGTTCGGCAGACCGTTGGTAATGGTGATGGTCTTGTACTCCCATGCGTTGGCGACGTTGATCGTATACGTCGCCACATAGGTGTGCGTCACCGGGTCGTTTTTGAACGCCACGCAATGCGTGCCAATCTTGGCCGACCGCACCCAGAAGGACAGCGTGAACGTCTGCCCAATCAAGTCGGTGATGTTGTAGCCTTCTACCTTCTGCGAAATGTACGCCAAGTCACCAATCGCCACCGTAGAATGCGCGGTCGTGCAGTTCCACAACGACGAGTACGTCGCGGCTACCGGCGCGCCTGGCGATGCCGTAGACCGCTGGATGCTAGCCACCAGCGCCGGCGCGGCAGGGGCGCTAAAGAAATACTGCCAGCGGTCGCAGATGAATGACGAGCTGGTTCCGGTAATCGCCGCGCCGGCGTTGCGCTGATCAACCATCATGCCGGCGTTGATGACGCGGTTGTTGTTCTGCGCCAGCCCGGTGCCCACCGGAACGTAGGAGTAGTTGACGAACTGGAACCGAGTGCCATCGTACTCAACCAGCACGATCTGCCCAGCCTGAATGTCGCCGGCTGACAGCGGGTTGGTGCCCTGTTTGGTCAGCGCCTTTGGCCCCAAACCGTTCAAATTAAGCGTGACAGAGGACGTAGTATTAGAGCCCGCTGCCACAAAAGAAAACATCTGCCCGGCGGCATAGGCCGTGAAGTTGGGCGACGTTACCGTAGCGGTAATGGCATTGGCGCCCGACACGCTGGTCAATAGCTGCGACGCGCCAAACGTCTCGGCGCTGCTAACGTTGTCCACCGTCCAGATTTCGACATCATCCGCCGTGGTCAGCTTCAGCTTGTACGCCGCCGACGCCAGCCACACGCCAGCCTCGCCGCGAGAGTCGAGGATGATCGGATTGGTGTTAGCAATCGTCCCGGCTTGCGTCGTGTAGGTCGCAAGCGGCGTCGTAGTGCCGGCAGCGTAGGTGTACAGCTTACCGCCGACCAACGGAACGCCAGCGGTGGAGAAGAACTGCATTTTCGGCAGGGGACTTAGAATTGCCACGCGGGGCTCCTTATAAGGTCACGGCCTTGATTACCGCAAAGTTTACCACGGGCGATTCTGATAGCGACCCCGCCGAGACATTGGTCACCTGTATCCGCGCCGACCCATCCGCCACCGACCGCACCACGACCGTGTAGGCGTCCAGCGTACCGCCCGGCCCCATTGCAACGACTACCGTGTCGCCGACGGCGATGTAGCTGTTGGTCAGGATGAACGTCACCGACGCGCTGGCGGCCAGCGGGTTGGAGTCCATCACAATCTGCCCGCTCAGGTTGTTCAGTGTCACGTCGGACGTTTTGGCCGGCGATTGGATGACGACGCCAGTCACGCCGATGACCTGCGCCAGCAGCTCGTACTGGTTAAACAGGTAGCGATACCACTCGCGCGAGATAAGCCCGGTCTTAAGGTCAAGCAGCGGGACGCGCGACGATGGGATTTGCGTAATGTTAGGCATTGGTCGCGGATATTGTTAGTTCAGCGCCGACGATGGCAACCTTGACCGGATCTGTGCCAGACACTTCATACACCCGGTCGCGCAGCTTGTCCGTCATCCCCAGCCGCCGCCAGATAGCCCGCGTGCCGAACGACCCAATCGCGCCCATCGATGTCCAATGTTCGTTCGACCAGGTGTGCCCACCATCGTCCGACCAGCGCAGCATGACCTGTGGGTTCGACCCTTGACCAGTGGATAACCCCACGCCCGTTTCGCAGTCCAGTTGCAGAGCGTGCTGCGCGGTGCGCTTTAGCGTGTTCTGGTCGCTGGATAGCGCCCGCCACGACCGCAGCCACTTCTGCGGCTGGCCGTTGTCGGTAAATACGTCAAGGTCAAAGGCGTACAGGTTGCCGTTGCCGCTGTCGCCCACCACGATTGCGCCGTTGTAATTCATCTGGCAGTTCGACGCATGGCGGTAGAACTGACCGTTCTCGAACCTGGCACGTTCGTGCCAACCGCCGGTTGCTACGTCATACACCCAAGTCGCGTTACCCGTCGGGAACGACAGCACATAGAACGAATGGCCGTCCTGCTGGTAAGTGTACCCAATGGCGTCGGAGATGTTGGCGTAGCTCTGGATGGCGTACTCCACGGCGTGCGTGCTGATCCGCTGGCCGGTGTAGCCGTTTGCCCGATAGACCATGCCGTTGCCGCGCGCGTCGGAGCCCAGCCAGAACAGCCCGTTGTCCATCTTGGCGACCGAATACGCCGCAGCGCATCCCAGCTCGTTAAAGGCGCCCTGAATCCGTTGTAGCGGAAAGTCCGCTTCGCCCGCGTTGTACCAGACCTCAACAGAATTAGTGCCGAACAGCCACACTTCACGGTGGTCAACGATAAGCGCCACCAGACCGTCGGTGGCCCCCTCGGCGCTGGCGAAGTCCAACGGATCTACCGACGTGCCATCCAGCAAACTTGTCACCCACACACGCTGCGAGTTGGGCTCATTGAACACAAAGTAGCCGTCGAGGTATCCCACCGTCACCGCGCCCGGAAAGTCTACGTCGGAAATCTCCGCAAACACCCCGGTGCTGGCGTTGTAGATGTAGCTGCGCGGGTTGCACGCCACGAACAACTGCGTGCCGTTGTCGGACATGCTGACCGGCCCACTGCCGGACACCGTGCCCAGCGCCGTCACCGTCCACGCCGCGTCCACCCGGTACAGCGTGTTGCCGGACACCGCGTAGCCGTACCCCTCAAACTGCCATAGCCCGCGCACCGGGCCGCCGCCCAGCGTCGCCAACAGCCGCAGGCCCGGCGCTCGATTCAGAAATCCGGCGGTCTTGCCATTCTCGGGCGTGGCTTCGGGGTAGAGGTTGATCATGCGGTTGTCCACAGCGTTGACGCTGCGGGCTACATATGCTTGACCGAGGATGGGCGTTTTCACGACTAGTAGTTGCCGGCAAACACGTTAAACCGCTGACGAGTGCCCACAATGCTGTACGGCAGGCCCATAATGTCGCCGGGGTTATTGATGCGTTTCAGATTGCGCTTACTGGTCATCGCGATCCGCTTGACCTGCGGCGACGGCTCTACGCCGAACTCCGGGGCGATTTCGCAGGCCAGGTTGTACTTGAACGCCCGCAGGTAGCCTGGCGGAAACGCAAGCTGCGTGGTCAGCGTCGCCGGCTGAGTCAGTTCCTCCACCGAAATGAAGTGCCATTCCAGCGCCCGCGTCGGCACCGGATAGACGTACATCTCGATGTCGGGGTAGGTCATGTTCAGCCAGATGATTTGCGGGTAGGTGCTGGTGACCGTCTTGACCGCAATGCCATCGTATTGCTGCTGGTTAATTTGCTTGATGCCGAACGAAATGCCGGTCGTCGCGTCGCGGAAGTACGTCGAGTCATCAAGCTGGATGGGCCGGTTGCCCACGAAATTGCCAGACGGCCCCAGCGTTCGGCTGATGGCGTTGGCGGGCCAAGTGAACACTTGGTCTTGCGTCGAAAATACGCTAAGCCGTTCAGTGTTCCACGAATCAATCATCTGATTCATGGCGGCCAGCGCATCAATGGACGTGGCAGCCGACGGCGTCTCACCTTCGGCCAGTTGCCCGATGAGCCGTAGCGCGGCGTTGATCTGTTCCCCTGCCGTAACGGCCATGCGTCAGCCTCCTAGCAGCGGGCTTCTGCACCCTGCCGCCGCTGGCGTTTCAACTGGTTGACGGGTGCGAGGTCTTCAAGACCTCGCACCCATCCGTTCTCCATGTCAGCCTCAACTTCGGCCTCCAAGGTCGCAACCTTGGTGCCGTGAACCGGGTGGTAGAGCTTGACGTTCATACCACCCCGCTCTTTAGGCCAGACGGTACAGCGACCAGGCGCCGTCGCCGGTCTTGCGGGCACGGAACCGGCCGGACGTGTTGGTGGCCGCAGTAGCCAGACCAACAAGCGTCCAACCCGTGCCAGCCGCAACAGTCGCCGTAGAAGCGGCCGTGTTGACCAGCGACAGATCAAAGCCGCTATCGGCTTTGACGTTGCCCATCGCCGCTTCCAGAAGCGCAACCGTCGGCAGGGTCTGAGTGCCGGGCGTGCCGCTCGCCACAATCAGACCAGTCAGTAGCTGCGCCGCAGTAAGGGTGCCCGCCGCCGAAACGGCAGCAGGTGAACCCTGAGTGACCAACACAACTTCATTGACGTTACCGTCAGTATTTTGATAGCCGTTACCGGTAGAAGGAAATGCCATGATGTTTTCTCCTTAACCCCAGATGCGGCAAGCCATCGGCGCGCGGATGACTGAATAGCCATACAACACGTCAATACGGCAAGGCATGCGGTCGTTGTTGATGTCGTACTGCCGAACCACACGCAGGCTGATGCCGTTATGCACCTGCCGAGAGGCCATATCGACACCCTGCGGGAGCAGAAGGTCAGCGGTGGCCAGCGTAATGGCGTCCTTGTGGTACACCAGGTTCTGCGGGTACTGAGTAGACGCCGCGCCAATGAAGGTTACGGCGGCATTGTCAGCCGGGAACGCATCAACCGTAGCCAGAGCATTTGCGCTGGTGTAGATCGGAGGCGAAATCGCCACGCTAGTCCACGCACCGCCCGCAGCGGTCGCCGCCGCAGTCACGGTGAACTGCTGAAGCGAGCCAGTGGACTGACGGGTCTGCGGGTTGACCGAGTACACGCCAGCAATGGTGAACACGTCACCAACCGCAATAGTCGCGGAACCGGTGCCGCCATCCAGATTGATGGTGGTCGCGCCCTGCGTGCTGATCGCACCGTTCACCAGAATGGTGTCGGAGGTCGAACGACTGCCGGTGGTGTGCTGCACAATGCTCTGGGACATGTTGACTTCGTCCAGCCCCAGAATGCCTTCACCCATCATGCCGTTCTTGAACTGACGGCTGATGGTGCTAGTCGGGTTGAACAGGCCTTTCATGCCTTCGACCAGGCCAGCGTTCGCCGCCGGGTTCACCGTGGCGTAGCGCGGCGACATCGGAGCAGCATACTCGTTCAGCTTCTGCTGCGCCTGCAACAGCACCAGCGAGGTAGCCGGGGTGGTGCCGGGGGTGCCGACCGAGCTGTAGATGGCCTTGTAGGCGTTCGCCACGTCGGCATCGACGCTGGACGCCAACTGACTGACGCGCGGCTTCAGCACGCGCTCGGCGAAGTCGTCAAGCTGCATGGTCAGTTCGGCGGAGGTGAAGTTAACGCCGATGTGCTTCTGGCTGGCGACCGCGAGCGTGGTGTACTGCTCGTTGTCGTCCTGCACCTGAAGCGCAGCGCCGTCGGTCACCAACGCGCGGTCGGGAAGGCGGATTCGCAGCGTGGAGCCGATTTTTGCACCTTCGACGGCGAACGAATCGTCGTACTGGCGGTTTACGTTGCGGGAAAGCACAAGATTGTTCTCGAGAATCTCGAGGCACTTGCGAGTGATCATATCAATCGTAAGCAATGAGTTAGCCATTTTGGGCTCCTAGTTAGCGGTACTTTGCCTCCGCCTTTTTCATCTGCCGTTGCCGCTCAGCTTCAATCCACTCCGACGTACTCATGCTCTTGATGGAGCGCGGATCCGTCGTATCAAATACCGGCGTCGTGCCCACTCGGGGCTTGACAGGCGAAATAGGTTCGGGCGCTTTTGACACCTGTTTCGTCATCGGCTCGGTGGTCAACTTGACCTCCAGCCGTCCAATCTCTTTTGCCTGCAAGAACGGCGACAACCGGGAGATACGATCTGCCTCTTTGGGGTTTGCCCCCAGATAGTAGGCCAAGTCCGGCCCAATATCAGACGCCTGAATCGTTTCGGCCATCACGTTCGTGATCGGAAGATTCGGGTTGTACGCGACTTGTTCAAAGTCATCGTACTTCGACCTGGCTTCTTCCTCACGGTCGTGATAAGCCTCCAGCATCTCAGCCTGCTTGGCGCTGGCTTCCCGCGTCCGAATCAGTTCTTCCGCCTTGCGGGCGGCCAGCGCGTCGGCATACGCCTCTACGCTCTCAAACTGATCTGCCGGCGGTAGCTCAACAGGCGCCTTTACCGGCTGCTGTTGCTGCTGACGCTCCCACTTACGCTGCTCTCTTGCGAGCCTCTTGCTGACAATCGCGTCAAGTTCTTCCTGTGTGAAAGTCTTGGACGTTTCAGCATCCGGCGAAACTTCAGGTTCAGGCGCCGCCGTAGCCACCTGTTCCGGCGCGGAGGTGTCCGCTAACAGTTCTTCATCAGACATACATGGCTCCAAAAAGCCCCCGGTGAGCCTCGCCGGTACGGTTATTTTGTTTTTACCCTATTTGGCAGAAACAATCAATCAAAAATGACCGTGGCGGAGACAGTTCCACTGATAACGACGTAAAGGCCGTCATTAAACTGAACGCCGTCCACCGGAAAAATATAACTAGTGGCCGAAACGGGAGTAAACACGCCGATCAGCGTGGCTGAAGTCGTTTTGGCTTCTGAATCGTAAACCGTAATGGTTGGTGTAGCCGACGCGGCGCTAACAAAAATCCCTTTTAGCTTGCCAAAATTTGGTTTTAAGTTGGCCGAAGCTGTGATGTATGTTGCGGTTGCCATGATGCCCCCTACGCTAGGTTATTAATCAAAATGCCTTCAATGCCAAGGCCTACGGAAATCATGACAAAAACCGTAACTTGTATAGCGTTGACAGGTACAGTTCGATGATCCCATCAATCAGGTTCTGCAACGGCGTGTCTGTCTTCGGGCACACCTCGTAGCGCATGGACTCGATGGCTTCCAGCTGGTCTTCCAGAAACTCAACCACGTTGCTGGTCTTCTTCGCGCCCTGCAACGAAATCGGCCCGATCAGACCGTGCCGCCCCTGGTACGCCTCGGCAAACCCGTCCGCCAGGTCAATGATGCCTTCGTAGAACTCCTGCAACGCCTTGTGTTTGGCGTAGCTGCGGGTGTTCAAATGCACGCTATGCGTTACGTCGCGGGCCAAAAACAGCATCCCAACTAATTCGGCGCACTTCATTGCATTGGCTCCTGCATCGGCATTTCACCCGGAAGTTCTTGTGGCGGCATCTCAGGCATCCCGCCGGCCTGCGGCGCAAGGTCGCCGGACTCCATCATGCCGTGGATGGTGCCCAGCACGACGTCTTGCACCTGATCTGGCGTCATCCCGGCCATCGTCGCCGAGATCCGCTTCGTTTCGGCGTCATACGCTTTAATCTTCAGCTCCTGCGCTTCCATCGACTGCGCTACGCCTTGAAGCATCTGGTGCATTTGCTCCATCTCTTGCCCCATCGCCGCCATCTGCTGCTCGGCTTGCATCAAAGCCGGCGTCTTGTCGTCATCCGACAGCAGTTTTGGATCAATCGTTTTCGCAAACCGCGCCGACATTTCCTGCGCACCCGGCCAGTCCATGTTCTTGATGAACAAATCGCCGGCTACCGCCCAAAGTTGCGGGTTGCCCTGCAAAATTTGGCTCATCGCGTCCATTGCTTCCTGACGCTTGGTCATGTAGCTCGGGCCCGTGGTGACGCACACGTCGTACTTTCCGACGCCGGGGTTGTAAATCTTCTCGATTACGTTCCCCATGTCGTCTTCCATGCGGCGAACAGGCTCTGGCTGCGTCGGGTCAATCTTGACGGCCTTCACATCGCCGTCCAGCCCGACAATCCGCGCAATTCGCTGCGTGTCGTAGATTTTCGGCACCAAATCCACAATCTGCCGAGTAATATACCGCACGGCACGCGCCAGGTTATCCACATAGTGGTACGTTCCGGTGTCGCCCTGCTTCTCTCGCGCCAAAATAGCCCGGCCAGACCGCTCATTGCTGGTCGCGCCCAGGCTTGAATCGTATTGCCCGGTGGTCGATTTGATGTCGTCCGACGCGCCCATCTTGGCCTGAATCAGCCCGGTCTGCGCCAACGGCGGGGCGGCGCGCTGCGGCAGCGGCAATACCGACCCCTGACCGTCCGTTACGTCCGGGTTGACTTCCAAATACGGCCAGTTGTTGACGTTGGCCGTTTTCCACTGCGATTCGTAGCCTTCAAACTGCCCGCCGTAGCCAATAAACGGGGCTTTCGGCGCCAACGCCAGCATTTCCGCTTCCTGACTGACCCAGTAGTTGTACATGCGCTGGGCGTCTTTAGCGTTGCGGACGATGCCGGACACAAATACCCGGCCGTCCACTTCAAATTCGTTGCCAACTACGCGGACGACCGGAATCCATTTGCCCGCCCAGTCCCGCTCTTCCAGCACTTCAAAGCCGTTGATGCGGCACCACTTGATTTTGCGGCGCTGCACTTGCCGGCTCTTAATGGGCCGATAGCCCATCGCCTTAACCTGCGCCATTTCCGGGGCGTCGTCATATAGAACGATGTTTCCCGGGAACATGTGCAACGTGGTTGGCTCGTACTCGGCGTAGAAGTACTCGGCGATGCGCACCGTATCTTCGTTGATCCACTGGCTCAGCGACTGGTCGCCTACGCCTTGTAGCTCAATGCTAGATAACGGGCGGGCGTCAGGATATTGACGCTCAAATTCTTCTTTCAGCAGGTCTTCCGTGATGAAGCACCATTCGGCGTCGGCGCCGCACGGGTCTTGAATGGTCGGGTCCATGTACACGCTGAACGAGTTCCGAATCCGCCCGATCTTGATGTCCTGATCAAACGAATCGTCGTCGCAGTACTCCGTCAACAGCCGGATGTACCCCTCGCCATACGTCACCTGGTTCTCGCACGCCGTGTCATACGCCACGTCGGCGTCGCTGATGTACTCGATGTGCCGCACCAGCCCGTCAAATATTTCGGCCACCTCAACGTCGGCCTTGTCGTCCGCCGGAATGACCTTGCCAGACGGCCGATTCTGCCGCTGGTCGTTGGTGACCTGCTTCACATGCTGCGGCAACTTGTTGATGGTCAGGCACGGCCTAGCGTTGATCGTCTGGCCCTGCACCGACCCCCGCGTCGCCAATACGTCCGCCGGCCACTGCCATTGGTTGTCCGGCGACCCTGCGGCGAACCGCAGATCATCTATTTCATCTTCGCGAGATTCAGAATACGCGGCTACCGCCAGCGTCATGCGGTGGCGGGCCTGCGACAGCAGGTCGGACTGGTCGGTTCCGCCGTTTGCTACCGACAGAACGGCGTTTTTACTTTTTGGCGCCACGCTTCACCGCGTAAGCAATAGCCACGGCCTGCTTCGGCGGCTTGCCCGCCTTCAGCTCAGCCTTCACATTGGCCCGAAACGCCTCTTTGCTGCCGGATTTTTTGAGCGGCATCTTACTTTCCTTTCGGCTTGGCCGTCTTGGCTGACTGCTTAAACGCCTTGGCGGTGGGCGCGCCTTCCGCGCCGGGCTTCCGCATCTTCTCGCCGCTACCCGCTTTGATGCGCTCGCGCTTGGCGTTGATGTTGGCATATAGCCCGGGTTTGCTCATGGGCACTTCCATCTCCTGAGCGACGCCTTAGCTCGCTCGCCATCTTTTGCCTTAGCCGCTACCGCACCCATACGCGCGCAGAAACTCGCCTTGCGGCCCTTGTCCGCTTCCGTCTTGGGGCTCGGCGCCGGCGCCTTCAACTTGCTGCCCGTCTCGCGGTTGTACTTTTCCCGCCCCTTGGCGGTCAGGCCAGCGCCCTTGCTGGCCGGCAGCTTCTCGCCGCGCCCCACACTAAGCGAGACGCTCTTTTTCACCGGCAGTGGATGAGCGCGAAGTTGATGCCCACCGCTTCCGCCAGAGCGCCAGCCGTGGTGTTGCGCAGCGTGATGCTGGCCGTGCCCGCGCCCAGCGAGTCAACCCACAGGTTGTACGAGGCGGCGGTGGCGCCAGCGGCGACGTTCAGGATCAGCACGTCGTTGCTGCTGATCAGATTGTTGTTCAGCGTGAACGACACGTTGGTGCCTGCGCCCAGCGATGCGTTGTTCAACGTAATGCGGCCCGCCGACTTGTTCAACGTCACGGCAGTAGACTTGCTGGTCGCCTGCGTCACGGTGCCCTGCGCGGCGGCGGTGTAGCCCAGCTCGCGGTCGGACAGAATGACGTCCGAACCGTTAATCTCCTGATCCGCGTACGCAACGCCAATCGGTTTCGTATTGCTGCTCATTTCCTAAGCCCCCATCCAAGAGTTGATGACGCCGGCCTGCGCGACCATACGTCGTGGTTTCTCAACGTACTCCCGGTGCGCTACCGGAAAGGCAAACGTCACCGCCAATGCATCCGCCGCGTCTGGACTTGCCAGACCCCGCGCCTTCATGTCCTTCTTCGACTCCAACTGGATTACCCCGCTGGACGTCGGCTTCACCATCACGCCCGTCAGATCTGACTTGAACCGGCGGTCGTCCGGGATGCTAGCAGACTTCAGCCAGTCTTTCATAGCCCCCCACAGCTCAGCCCGTTTGTTCAGGTACATGGGCTGTTTGGGCCTCCAGCCGAAGTTGACGCCTTTTACTACCTTGTACCGCTGCTCGTGCAACCTGTCCAAGATGCCGTACCCCAGGCCGCCCTCGTCTATCACCGCCAGCACCGGCTTGTACTCTTCAATGGCCTCGATGACCCGTCCCACAATCGCCATCGTGTCCTCGCCCTGGTACCGCTTGATGGCCTTCACGTCCCGGCCCTGCCGCACCACGATGACCGTCGAGTCCGCCCCGCCTCGCGCCGGGTCGATGCCCAATATGATGGGCGCCGTCTCATCGTTGTACCTCGGCCGCGCTACGGCGTCGTTCACCAGCTGCGGCGAGATGAACTGGTCGTCGCCTTCGCTCGGGAACTCCCCGTACACCTCAACCCGCGCCTGATATGAGTCCGGCCCGTACTCCGCGATGATCTGCTCGTAGACCGCCTTGTCAGTGTCCTCCACCGTCCGCGCGTCCACCTGCTTCCCTTGCCAGAAGTCCCGCTTGGCGTGGAAACACTCGAAGAAGTACCCCTGATTACGCCGGGGGTTGCTGAACGCCAGCCAATACCTGTCCAAGATGTTCTCGGTGAAGAACCCCGCGCCTACCGACCAGATGCTGTCCGGGATGCCGCTCGCCTCGTCGAAGATGAGCATCATCCCGTCGTGGTTGTGAACGCCCGCGTAACTGTCCGGGTTCTCCTCACTCCACAGCTTTCCTTCCGCCGCCCAGTAGCGCGTGCCCTTCTTCAGATCGCGCTCCACAATGTCCGTCAACCATTTGGCGGGCGTCAATTTCGTGGCGCTCGGCTCCCACCAGTGCGAGTTGATGAGCATCGCCGTCCACTTGCTCAACTCGCCCCAGGTCACCGACCGCAGCTGCGCTTCGGAGTTAGCGCTCACTACTACCGAAGACCCAATCCGCGTCGTCAACATCCACAAGATGAGCCAACTGACCAACGCCGACTTGCCAATGCCGCGACCTGACGCCACGGCCATCCGCAGCGTGTCCATGTCCACCTTGCCCTGGTTCGCCTTGATGTGCGCGGCCAGATTCCGCAGCGTCTCGCGCTGCCACTTGCGCGGCCCCCGAAACTTGGCCAGCGGGGTGCCGGGTTGGTTCCACGGGAAACTGAACAAAACGAACGCTTCCGGGTCGTCCGCTATCTGCGGCGACCATAGCCGGGCCATCAGCGTCTGCTCTTCGTCGGCGGAATAGATCGGTTTTTGCATTATTCCGGCCAGACCACAATCGGGGTATGCACGCCGGTGTAGGCGCCTTCAATGTTGAAACTTATGTAATCGCAGGCGTCTTCATAGCTGGCGCCGTCCCGCTCCATCAGAATGCCCGCGATTTTGTCACCGTCGTACACATACGCTTCGTATTGGCTTCCATCGCGCCAGACATTGGAAATCCCGATCAAAGCCGCGTCAAGGTCGTCTAACTTAATCATCGCGGGAAGAACTTATCCAATATAGGGTTTACCACATGCTGAGTCATAGCCGGGGCCATTCCATTACCCACGATGGTTTTGGCGAGCCTGCCGCTTTCCGGCAGCGGGTAGTCGTCAGACAAGCCCATCAGCCTAGCATACGCGCGGGGGTTCAGCGTGTAAGTCGTTCCGTCCGGCATTACGATGCGGTCGGCCCCAAACTCTTTTGCGGTAGCTTTTACCGGAAACGACGGTTCGCCTGCGTATGCGTATGGTATCTGGCCTCTGAACCCCGACCCGCCGCCTACAATGACCGGACGGGTCAGGTTTTCAACGTCTACGCCCTGCGCGGCCAGCCGCTGGCGTTGCCAGGGGGCAAGTGTTGACTTTTTCATTGTCGGCAGCAGGTCTTCTACTGCTGCCAACCAGTCTGATTTTGGCGCCGCTGCGGCGACCGACGGCGGCGGGAGGTCTTCGCGGCTGGCCCGAAGCATTATTCGCTCCCGGCGGCTGGGTGCGCCTAGCGCAGCAGCGTCGTGGACGTCGATGTTCCATTTGTACCCAAGTTCATCCAGCTTGTCGGTAATGATTTTTAGGGCCGCTTTGCCCTTGCTCTGATATTGCGGGACGTTCTCTAGCGTGAACACGCGAGGCTCAATGTCTTGCAGCGCCCGCGAGGTTGCTTGCGCGGTCATAATGTCTAGCGGCGTTTCGCCTACGCCGCATTTGGCGCCAGAGTAGTTCTTGCACACCGGGCTGGCATGGAGAATATCAACCTGGTCGCGAAACTTTGCGAAATCTATGTTTCGGACGTCGTCGATGTTGATGTGGTCGCCGTGAACCGATTTGTAGTGCGCCCCTATGTCCGGGTCGAACTCCACCGCCGCCACAGGCTTGACCCGGCCTTTTAGCGCCTGTTCATACGTTCCGCCGCCGGAAAACAGCGTCATCAGCCGTGGCAGTCCTGTCGTCACTGTCCCCGCTCCTGCTTTAGGCCCAAAGGGAATGCCGCCGGTCATGGCCGCGCCGGCGAAGCCCATGGCGTCCTCGGGCGTGGGCTGCCGGCCCATCAGCGCCTGCCGGGGCATACTGATCGTCGAGTCTATGCCCGCCAGCAGTTTCGCCAGAATGGCGTTGCCCGTCGCCTGATACCCCGACGCCTGCGGTTGCGGCGCGAACCGGCTGAAGATGGGCGTGACCGGGTAGTTGATGTTGCCGTCCTCGTCCATCGTCACCATCGCATTCTGCGGTGGTGGTGCCAGCATGTTACGGGGCATGGATGACCTCACCTTCTATGACTCGGGCCTGCGCTTGGGCCAGGGCGTCGGTTATCGAGATCTGCTGCGCGACGTCAACCTGAACGTGCGTCTTCGCGACCCAGCCGTGCTGGTGCTTCAGAATCTCCAGCGCCGCCTTGGAGTCGCCCGCGAACGCAGCATCGTGCAATACATTCGACAACGCAATCTCCGCGTCAGCTCGCCCCTTCGCTACCGCCAAGTCAACCAGCGGATCTGCCGACGCTAACCGCCGGTACTCGGCCGGCAACATCCCGGCCGCTAACGCCAACGAATCGCCCTTCAACCCCCGGTGCGCGGCGGCGTACAACGCTTCTAACCGCGCCTCGGTCGCGCTGATGTCGCGGATGGTGAGCGGAAGACCTCGCATAAAGTGCCCGTGGCTGTAGAACTGCGGGCAGTTCTACAGCAAAAAAGTTTTTGTGTCAACGGTAAGCAGGTTTTTTTAGCAAAAAAAAATTTTGTGTGGGCCCTACTGTAACTGTAGCGCGGCCGCGCGGGCCCTATCCGGGGGGCCTCTCCCGACCGCGAATTGCGGCCAGCCGGCCCGCCGTATGCCCGCCAGACCGCGTGTGACGGCCTACAGCGCACGCTAGCGGGCAGAGTGCGGTTACCCTAGCACTACAGGCGCGCGCGCCTTGTGCGCCATTGTACGCGGCCACACGGGCATATGGCTTGCAGCGGCCCGGACGGCGCAGCCGGCCGGGCTCGATGCCAGGCGCCGGACGGCGAAGGGCGGCCGGGCGGACGGCGAGCGGCCGGACGGCCGGACGGGCGGCGAAGGGCGGCCGGGCGC